TGTGGGGGGTGATGCTGGGTGTGCCAGAGTTGATGGAGGCGATGCGGACGCGGATCTTGGCGGCGGGTTTGCCGTCGTAGAAATAGACGTATTCGCCGTTGGAGTTGATGGTTTTGCTGGAGTCAATGGTGAACCAGTTGCCGTTGCCGTTGAAGCTGCACTCCAGTGCGAGGGTGAAGTTGGCTCCGCCGGTAACCATTGCGGCGAAGGTATAGCTGGGGGACTGGGCGGGGACTTCCATCCAGTCGTTGACGGCGGTAAGGGTGCTGCCGGTGTACTCAACCAGGTTGGTGAAGTAGTCCTTGGCGGTAATTGCTTTGGCGGCCATGACTATTTGCTCCCTTTTTTGGGTTTTTTGGCGGTTTTGGCGGCTGCTTTGAAGGCGGCGGCGGTTGGGGCACCCTTCGTGCCAGGTTTACGCATTTTTTCGCCCGATCCGGCGGCGATGCGCTTGCGTTTGGCCGCAATGTTGGCGTACAAACCGGGTTTTTTAGTCATTACTTTTTCTTAGGTGCTTTTTTCTTGGTGCTCTTGGCCGGCATCGGCTTAGCTTTACCTTTTTTGGGCATCTTCATGTCGCCGTAATGTCCAGGCATAACCAGTCGTCGTACTTACCACACACGATAGGAGGTCTTTCCGAGGTTCTCTGGTTTGGCGAGGTTGAAAGTTTGAAGGCAGAGGTAGCCCAAGGCGTCAAATGCGTGGTCAACGCCGAGATTTTTGTTGGGGAGGCCAGTTCCGGGGGCATAAGTCAAGGTGCGAAGGGACTTGATGAGTTCTTTGCACTTGGGGTGGATGAAGAGGCGGCGGGTTCCAGAGGCATCCAACAATGCGGTGTTGACGCAGGTGATTTTGTCGCGGATTTTCCACGGATTTCGTGGGCTGGAGACGGTGAAGCCGGATTTTCGGAGGATGTTGTGGTCGGTGGCGCCGACGCCGCTGGTTTTGCGGGCGCCGCCGGTGGGGTCCGGGCAGGCGATGATGCGGCGCTCCACGCCGTAGCGGGATTGGATTTCTTCGCAAAGGTCCCAGGTGGTAGCGCCGCCGGTCATGATGATTTCGTCGAAAACCCAGAGCACGTCGCCTTTTTTGACCGCGCAGACCGCGGACATGGGATCGACGTTGAAGTCCACGCCAAGGAGTAGGGGGAGGACGGGCAGGTCTTGCACCACGCTGTCGATGTTGTCGTCGCTAAATGAGACGGCGACGAGACCGCTGAGATTTTCGAAGCTGGCCTCGAACTCTTGGCGGAAGGTGCGGGCGTCGAGTTGGGCGCGGGCGGCTTCGATTTCTTCCGGTGGGACGTTATCGCCGTCGATGGTGGTGAATTGCCACCGCTGCCAGTCCGGGTCTTCTTGGTCGCAATAGCACCAGAGGTCGTAAAACCAGCTGGCGGTGCCGTCGGGCGTGGAGATGAACAATGCCCAGCCTTGTTTGTCGGCCAAGGCGGGACGGATCACCTCGAACCAGACGTCGCTGGACATGAACGCGGCTTCGTCGAGCACCACGCCAGCCAAACTGCGGCCTCGTAGGGCCATGGCGTTTTCGGTGCCCTTCAGTTCGATTGTGGAGCCGTTAACTAGCTCGATCTTCAGGTCGGTCTCGTTTTTGGACTTGATCCAGGCTTTGGGGACTAGTTTTTTCATTACCTTCCAAGCGATGTCCTTCGCCATCCGGTATGTGGGGGCCGCGTAGAAGAATGTTTCGCCCGGCCTTTCGATCGCCCCACGCAGCAATTCGATACATGAGAGGTAGCTTTTGCCGAAGCGGCGGCCGGCTACCAATACTCTGAAGCGTTTGCGGCTGGAAAAAACTTGCCCCTGGGCGTAGCGGAGGGAGAGTGTTCCAGCCGTTTCGGCCATTTTGTAGGTGACGGGTACCTTCTAGGGTATTACAGGAATTGAACCACTGCCCCTAGTAGCGGCGCGGGTTCCACGAGCAGTAGTTGCCGGCGGCGTAAGTGCCAAACGGGCAGCTGCTGGTAGAGCGGGGGATGGATTCGGTGCGGCCGCGCATCACAGAACTTGGTACGCAATAGCCAGCTTGAGAGTAGTAGCCGAAGGGGCAGCTCGATCCAACCTGGTTGATGGGCTGGTACGAGGCGAACAGGAGGACGAGGGACAGCATGGGGATGTAGTACAGAAGAGATTAGGTTAGCACAGTAGAAGAAAACGCGAATGTGTCAGTAGGTTCCCTGGGACCCGCTCCCACCCCGCCAGAATCCAAACCCCGCCCCCGTCAAGGGGGGAGGCCGGATCTGTCACGGTTCTTCACACTCGCAGCGGCCTGATGGTGCCAGCAGCTGCGGCCAGGAGTGCAAGGGTGAGCGGTGGGGCTGTGCAGCAGGCAGCGAGTACCAGCAGCAGAGCAGCGGTGGCAGTTCTCACCATGCTTGCAGCTCCTGCCGTGCGAGGCGAGCAGCGAGGCGGTCGATCTTGTTCCGGGCCTTGTCGATGGTGCGAGCGTGGGCCTCGGTGGGGGCTTGCTGCATCCGCTCAGACATGCAGCGGCGGATGTTGCGCCAGTCGTTGGAAGTCATGGGGTTGTGTCCCTTGGTGACTCGTCAAGTGTAACACGACGGCAAGGGGCAGCGCCTAGCTTTTGTTGTATTTCTTTACACGCGCTTGTCGTCGATCTCCACCCGCAGCACGGGGGCCGAAGCGGCCTCGGTGATGGCGTCCAATTCGCCAGCCGCTCTGCCGAGCGAATCGAGAATATGGCAAGCGACCTGGTAGTTGCCCTTGCGGATGCTGCGCCGCAGCAGTGCCAGGCGGTTTGCGGTGACGATGTTCAACAATTCCTCACGATCAGCCGAACGCTCCTCCCGCAAAAGCACCATTGCCTTTGCTAGGTCGTCGTGGGCTGTGCGAATACTGACGTTGAACTTTGAGGAGATGAGTTCGGCGTTGGCTCGCCTCGTGTTTCCCTCCAGCAGCAAGGCGTAGGCGTAGTTCACCCGCTCCTCGATTCGAGCCTGCGAACTAGGGCCACCACGCCAACGCTTGGACTCATCGTTGGCCACGTTGGTTTTCTTTACTTCCTGGCCTTCCGAATCGGGCACGGTTAGAGTCACAAACTCGCTGGTCCAATGCTAACCTCTGGCGCCCATAAAAAAGACCCGGCACAATGGCCGGGCCGTTGATCGGTGGGGGTGGGGTCAATCTCCCCAGTAGAACTGGGCGGCCCACGCGTCCAACGTTGCGGAGTCTGCCGGCAGATACTCCCGCCATGCGGCGCCCCAGTCCTGATACTCCAGGCGGGAACACTCCGGGCAGCTGAAGCGGCCTAGGTCGCCGATGATCCGCAGGCCCGGGCCGCCGGTGGTGAGCAGGATGCAGAAATGGCCGGGCTCCAGCGGTGCGCCAGGCTCTGCCCATAGGCTGCGGACTGCGAGGCTAAGCGGCGCCTCTTGGATCTCTTCTCGGACTGCTTCGTAGGCTTCGTCCGATTCGTCGCAGGCGGCCTTAAGCCGCGCCAGTTGATCACAAAGGGTTTCGTACCATGCCTCGGCGTTGAGGATGGCGGCGCTGTCGGTTTGGGTGGTTGTCATGGGTTGAGCCTTAGGGTAGGGCTGTCGTGTTCAACAGTAGCACCGGAAGCGGCCCGGTGTCAAGCGTTCCATTGGTGGGAGAGCGGGCACCACTCGATCACGCGCCAGCCCTGCCAAGGTTCGGCGGTGCCATCATGCCGCTGAAATTGCCATTCTCCCTTCCACTGGAAAACGCACAGACGGCGGCCGGGGATCAGCTTTAGCAGCGCGTTTAGGCGGGACTTGGTGGTAGCAGTGCGCCAGCCCTCACCGTCGCTGATGTTCAGCAAGCCGGTGCTGGGCTGATAAATGCCGATCCGGTTCTCGTGCAGGCGCACCACCGCCTGACTGCCGCCAAAGGTCGGTGAATTATGGCACCAGCTGACACTGGTGTTTCCGCTGCGCCAGTCCCTACCCGTACGGATAGCGGCCAGCATCTGTTCTTCAATAGCTCGCATGGCAGGGTCTGCCGAAGTGCTTCCGTACTGTAGCACACCTGCCAGGCTTGGCAAACCGCCGGGCTGCTGGTACTGTTACAAGGCACACCCCAACCCAGGGACCATGCCAACACCTGAACGGGCCGTATCGGTCACGCTTGCCCCAGAGCACTGGCTTCGGATTGAACGCGCTCTCCACACTGAGGCCATCCTTAGTGAAACAGCCGGAGACACTACAGAGGCCAGACGCTGCAGCCACACGCGCCAGCTGATCTGCCACGTAATCGAGCGTTGGGGGATCGAAGCATGAACTACGGCAACCGACCGCTAGGCCCGCTGCAGCGAAACTGGCTTAATTTCCTTCGCCGCAATCCCGGCCCGCACTTTGTGGCGATGCCCCAGCGTGATCAGCGGATAGCAGAATCCCTGCAGGCCCGCGGGCTGATCACGCTGGCCCCAGCTGCCATCACTGACCCTAAGGGGCTGCCGGTGTACACCCTCG